AAATTCATTAAAGTCATTTGGTATATTAAACTCCATGTGCGTAGGTTGTGCGATAGCTGCCAATTTATTCATCTCGACATAAGATGTATTATAGGAAAAACTTCCTTTGTATTTCACCCCTAAGTTTTCTCGGCATTCGTTGCTGGTCCCAAAGTGTTTTTAATAACAAAAAAATAATTATACCTTTGCGCAACTCTCTCAATATGTATAAACTACTATACATTCTCTACATCCCACTTTTAATAATAGAGTGGCTCGCTGACATTGTTTCTAAAATTTGGGCAAGCATTCACGAATCTATTAGAGATGTGGCTCTTGTCTTAGAAAAACTAATCAACGAGCATGAGTTTACTGTCCAGAAGTCTCCAAAGAAAGGCTAACATCCCTACCCGTTTCAGCACGGATGCCCCTTTCCAGTTCGTTAACGGGATGCTGGTTCCCTATCAAGATAGTACCAAAAACTACATTATCAACGGATATAACGTTAATGATGTTATTTATTCCATTGTAAAACTGATTGTTGACAAAGCTAAGGTCGCGGCATGGGGATTATATAAGATTGAAGATGAAGCGGCATACAAACAGCTACAATCCTTAAAATCAAAAAGTAATCTTACTGCTAAAGAATATGTAACCTCTTTATCACTTCAGAAAAAGGCATTGATGCCTGTAAAAAATCCGGGTAAGTGGGGAGAGCTTCTAAAATATCCAAATGAACTTGATACTTGGAGCGAATTAATTGCCGGCGGTATTTCTTATAAACTAATCACAGGCAATAAATATAAATGGGGTGAAATTATTTCACAGGGAGCAAATAAAGGCGCTCCACTAAGAATAAAGCTTTTCCCATCTCATTTAATGCAGATTTTCGCAAGAGGGGTTTTCCCGAATGAAGAAATAACAGGTTTCGGGATCTCTGAAATACCAAAGTCTTTTTACGAACCAGAGACAATTTTACACGAAAAATATTTCAATCCAAACTGGTCATTAAATCACGATCAGCTTTATGGGATGTCTCCACTGAAAGCCGCGTTGTTAAGACTAAAGAAAAACAATTCGCTTACGCAGGCAGAGGCATCTACTTTCCAGAATGAAGGGATCAAAGGTATTTTGCACATGAAAGCGCAAATAGGACAGGTAGATGGAGATGATGCGCTCACAGAGGTAAGAAGGTTGAAAGAGATAATGATAACCGAATGGAATGGGATGCATAACCGTGGCCGTGTTGGTCTTGGCGCTTATGATATGGGCTATATTCCTATCGGCTTAACCTCTGAAGAAATGCAGCTTATAGAATCAATGATGTTAGATGTAAGGTTTTTCTGTTCCATTTACGGGGTTCCATCTCAATTACTGAATGACCCGATCAATAAAACTTACAATACTTATAAAGAAAGTGAACGGGCTTTGACGTCAAGATGCGCTTTACCTGAATTAAAATCTACTGCCGATGCTTTTAATAGAAAGGGTGAAGGATGGGGTCTGAAGAAAGGTGAAGTGTTAGACTACGATATGTCGGCGTACCCTGAACTTCAAGAAGATGTAAAAGATGTTGCAACGTGGACAAATCAATTAATAGCAATAAGTCCTAATGAACAAAGGGAATTATGCGGGTTGGCTGCTCTGCCTGACGAAGAAATGTCCGAACCGTGGGTAAATAGCATGGGAAGGCAACCATTGACAGATTTCCAAATGAATGAAGTAGATGAAAGTCTTAATGAAAACGAAAATGAAGAAGATGACACTCAAACAGATTCGGAGTAGCAGGCCTGAGATAGCTAAATTGGTAATGGAAAAGTATCCTAGAAATAAAGAGGAACGCAAGGGGTGCCAGACAGAAATAGCAAAGCGGGAGTATATGAGATGGCAATTAGCAAAAAGGTTGATGGAATCACCTGAAGTCGGAAAAGTAGAATATAAATCATGAATAAGAGAACATTTTTAAAAAGATTATCGGCCTTAGCTTTTGGGGTGGCAATAGGAAAAAGTTTGCCAATCCCTGACGTTACTACAACGGCCGTACAGACAACGGAGGCTGCCAACATGGAAGTTATAGCCGGATGGCTTCGTATTACTAGGAAATCTATGAACAACATTCCTGGGTTCATTGCATTTCTACAAAAAAGACTACCAGAGCAATTAAATGGATTAGAAAATGACACAGAATTAGTATGACACGCTTACAGCAAATAAAAGAGTTTGAGCGGGTGAACCGAAGGTTTGAAAAGAAATTCATGCCTAAAGTTCAACGTGCTATTCATTCACAGGTAAAACCAGTGATAAGTATTTTGCGCAGTGATGGGATGGCAGCTGCAAAGCGACATTTATTAAACAATATCGGCAACGAAGAGATTGCAAAAGTTATTCGTGAATTATACCGGTCAGTTGGTTCAAAGTGGGCGCAGATAACTTATTCACGGTTACTTCCAGAGACAAGAGGTCAGAAGTTTAATAGCCTGACACTTCAACAAAAAGGGTTTGGGTTTAACTACCTGTGGACTCAATTCATCCTCGATTACCTTAAACAATTCCTTTTAGAGAAGATCACTTTTAAAATTGCTGAAACCACAAGAGATGCATTATTAAGAGTACTTTCTACTGCTACAGCTTCGGGAATGTCGATTGATCAAACTGTAGATCAGCTGGAAGATTGGCCTTATGAAAGATTTCAGGCCGCAAGGATAGTAAGAACAGAAACCAACAGGGCGGCTAATGTAGGTTCTACTGCACAGGCTGAAACGTCAAAATATGAGCAGCAAAAAGAATGGCAGAGCGCCGACGATAACAGGGTAAGAGGTAATCCGGTTACAGGTAAGAAAGATCATGCCGACCACTTTTCATTGGATGGCGTTAAGATTGATGCTGACGACTTTTTCCACGACCTGAGAAATGGCGATCAATTACAATTCCCAGGAGATCCAAACGCTAGTGCCGCAAGCTCAGTAAATTGTAGATGCCACGCCTCTTATACCCTCAAAAGAGATAGCAGCGGTAATTTAATTCCAAAAAGAAAAAGTACATCTGTAATATTCCCCGGGCAAACAAGACAACGACAAATTATTACTATATGAAAGAAATAAAATTATATAATGGGAGAGTAGCATTGGTTGACGACGACGATTTTGATCTTATGAATAATTATAAATGGTCAATACACAAAGCTGGAAATGTGGAATACGCCAGAAGTATGCCCGGGAAACAATATATGCACAGAATGATATTAAACCTGAATGATCCTAGAATATTGGTAGATCACATTGATCATAATGGGTTTAATAATACAAAAGAAAATTTGAGGGCTTGTAATAAGTCTTTAAATGGAGCCAATAGAAAATCTGCAAATAAAAATTCATTATCTAAACACGTAGGAGTTTATTGGTTTAAGCAAACAAATAGATGGCACGCAAGGGTGTGGAAGGAAAGGAAGTGTTATCATCTTGGATATTTTAAATCAGAATCAGATGCTGCATTAGCATATAATAAAAAAGCTACTGAGTTACATGGGGAATTTGCCCATATAAACAATATAAACTAACTGAAATGGCACAATTCAGATTTGTGGTAGACGGAGACTTCGTAGATTTTTACGATGGCACCCAGCACGTATTTAGAGTTAGGAATACGACGCAAGATGTAGATTGGTATTATGAAACAGCTCCAGGAATAAAGTTTGAAGTAGACGGGCATGGATATAATACGATCCCTTCCGAAATAGAAATTGATGGGGTTACTCTTTCAGCGAACACAGAATTTGATGCAGCGATAGTAGCTATTTTCCCAAATTTAGCCGGAGGTGAAGGCGGGACAACAACCCTGGCAGATGTACTTGCAGAAGGTAATTCCGCTGGTGATTTAAGAATAACAGATTTAGATGATCCAGCAAGCGGTCAAGACGCAGCAACTAAAGCATTTGTTGAAAATAGCTTCGAAGGAAATTTAGGATACATTTCATATCATGCAATACTTAGTCAATCGGGCACAAGCAATCCTGTTGCAAATGTTCAGA